TTTCTAGCATGTCCTGTACACTGTCGACAATGTCTTTGGCAGCTAGAACTGCTTCGCTACGACCTAACTCGCTTTCAAATAAACCTTGCTCACTGCCTAGCCACTTATCAATGCCTTCTTTAACCAGCATTATCTCCATGTACTTGGCGTTTTTTTCTGCTGTATGTGCTCCAAATGATTTTTTAATGGATACAATATTTTCACCTAGTGCTTTACTCAAGCGTTGAGCTTTAGCATACGTCAAATTATCATAGTCAATTTGGAATCCAAAGCGGCTTTCCATAACTTTGTTAATTTTTTGTGGGGTTACTTCAGTTTGCATTTCAGAGAGTCTCATGGTTTTATTCCTAAACTTTATATTATGTATTTAGTGTGTTACAATTTTTTTAAATCTTTACTTACTGCCAAACTTTATGCCATTTAGCGTAATTGTGCAATTTTGATACACGTTCTCGGGCTAAAGTTAATTTAGTTTCAGCAATTTCTAACCTGGCCACTTTAACATCTACTACTGTAAAATCTTTTCTTTGTAACGCACAAACGATACTTCTCCGGAAAGATAGTATATCTGTATAGTTTTTATTTATTTCCGAGTCTAATTGTATAATTTCGTGTGCCAAGTGGAAGTTACGTTTTAACGTTAAGATCGTATATAATACCGCACTTATTTTGCTTTCAAAAGTATGAACATATTCGGCGTTATGATCATACACTTCGCAGAGCCTGTTGGGTTGAACAATCAGCTTATATAGTCCAATTTTATAACCATTCTTTGTTGGGATACAAAGTGGTGTACCTTCGACTCGTTGCAGTTTGTTTAGTTCGTTTTTGGTCCACTTCGTGATATAATCCGACGCGGCCGTTGTTATATCCCGGGGTACGTTTGATTGTATCTTGTTAACGGATTTTTTTCTTGTAGGTAATTTGGCCATTTTCATTCCGGCGTAATAAGATATCTTGTGCCGTTAATTGATTCGCTATTTCTTGCTCTCTTAGACTGAGTGTGCTTTTTGATATCTTGGGCTCGCATTGGAATCTACCTAATAGATCGGCTTGTTCATTGTTGATGCCGATACGGACATTATTAAGTAATTCGACTATTTTCATTTTGTGGCTAGATGCACTAGTATACCCAGTACCGCGGTCAGTAAAACACCAAATATCGTTGTCCCGATGGTTATGATTTTACTATTTCCGTCGTTACCAACTTTGGTGATTGAATCTTTTATTTCAATTATATGCCCTTCAAGTGAGTCCATGCGGGTCACGAGATTGTTAAATTGTGTTTCTAAGGAACTATACCGCTCGGCACAAATTTCTACGTGTGCTTCAAGACTCTTTTTTTCAATTTCATACGCCATATCGCTAGTTCCCAGGTTATTATACGGTGTCGTTACACCAAATAGTATTTAGCTTATGGTACTTTGTTTGAAGTATATATTCTTGATGGGACCGTAGGGATAAAAGATTGGCAGCATGAACCTGGCAGTTTCTTCTAATCCTGTGACGATTGGTACTTGTTCAAAATCCTGCATAAGTCCACCTAGCGGCTTATTGTGCAGATCGTAAATACCTTCGGCCTCAACGGTCCAACTCCATAACCATACTTTTTGCTTTCCGCTATATAACTCTCCGAATTCTAAACAATCTGATGTTGTCATCGAAGATATAGGATCTGTTATATTCTGTGGTTGTGTGCGTAACCCCATGCATTGTATGACTGTTTCCCAATTACGCTGTTGATTCCTGTCAACAGCGTCGGGCGTTGAACTTCGTATCACGCCGGTGGATGTGATGTCTACTAGACTGAAACCTGTGAAAAGATGTATACCGGCATGCATGATATACATATTTATCGGTCATAAAAAAAGCACCTACAAGAAGTGCTTTTTTATTTTAGTTTTTAAACTATTAAGCTAGTTTGAAACCGTTGCTTGAACTAACTGCAACACCCGGTCCGCCGTAAACGTTGGCTGCTACACCTACGTTACCAAGAGCTTGGATACGTGTCGCGATTGTCGCGGTGCTTGAGCCAACTGCTTCACATAACACGCTCAATTGTGATGTATCAGCTTGATACATAACGATTGTTGAGTCAATAGCGATGTTGCGTAAAATTGTTTCTACTGCGCCGCCAGTGCCGGATTCTGCTGCTGTGAAAACCTGGCTGTTTGCCAAAGTGATCTTAATTGCTGTCGGATTCTTTGTTAACCCTGTTGCTACGGTAGTTCCTAATAGACCTGCTGTGTTTGCATCGATGTTTTTAACACCTATCGCATCACCTGCATATCGTGTTTGGATTGCCATTTTAAATCTCCTTAATAAATGTGCATCTCTGCATACAGTTATTTATGAGCTACAGTCATAAAAAAAGCACTTACGAGAAGTGCTTTTTTATTGTGGTTAAACTACTACTATTAGCCTGCGAATTTCATACCACCCACAGTACTAACAACGGCTGTATGTCCAGTAACTGTGCTTGCGGCACCAATGTTTGATGCGTGTAGCGCACGGATAGCGACTTGTAGTGATGCTGCTGTATCTGAACTACGTTCAGTTAAGACGCTTAACTGTGATGTTGCTGAATCAGTATCAACTTGATAAGCAAGAACTGTACCATTTACAGCAATTGTTCGTAACATTGCTTCTACTGCGCCGCCTGTGCCAAGTTCAGCAGCTAGGTTGGCTGTCACACCAAGTGTAGTAATTTTAAAAGCCTGGATTGGGCCCGCGATACCTGTAGAAATAATAACTGCATTAGAGTTTGTCGTAACTGTACCAACGTTTTTAACTGCTTGTGAGGTACCTTCGACTCGTGTTTGGATTGCCATTTTAAATCTCCTTAATAAATGTGCATCTCTGCATACAGTTATTTATACAAACAAAATAAATTTGGGTCTGTTATTAGTTAAAATGCGCCCCGCCAAATACCCCACGATTCACTAATTTAACTATCCCAGCACTGGGCGTGTTGGCCACGAATCCCTCTCCTTGCGGCTGTCCATTGACTTCTTGCGTAAAACCTTTAACTTGTTTTTCTAATTGTCCCGCTAAATTGTTCTTTAATTCGTACATAGAGTTCCATACTTTTGCCAATGCGTCGAACCCTGCCTTATTGTTTTCTAAATAACCGATCACTGGCTCTCCTGTTTTAGGATCTATATAGCCAGCAAGTTTCTTAAGAGTTGGAGGTTTGGTATTGCTGGCAGGATCTTTTAACCATGCATCTAATACCGCATTTGTTTGCTTTGTAATCTTTTTATTAAAATAAGTCTGTATCTTTGCACGACTTACCCCATCGAGTCCCATTAAAAATTTCTCTGCCTCTGGACCCGAGGTTTTCAATGTTGCATCAGCGGATTTTACTAATTTAGTCGGCTCATCCAGTTTGAATGGTGCAGCTTTTTGTCCGGCCGGTAATCCCATTGGACCCAGTATCGCTACATTTCCTTTGTTGGCCAAGCCAGTCACACCATCCCACGGTGTACCATTCATCGAATGTACCACGATCATCCCGGCCTTGTCTTCCATCGCTATCCCGGCTGGGCTATTTGTTGGTATTTTATAAGTGACCGTTACACCTTTAAACACATATTTGCCGCCTTTGGGAACCATATCATCGCCAATGGCCATTAGGTCGCCCTTGAATATAGCTTTTGTTGTGACCGATACTCGTAGTCCTTCCCATATGGCATCAAGTTTTGGATATAGATCTGTGCGAGGATTTTTACTTGCTTTTATCTGGGTATCGTATCGTTCCCAATCAGACGCGCTCTTGGCGAAGAATCCTTCAGGCATATACTTGTCATTTATAAAGAATTCTCCAGTGGGGGCATATCCAAAAAATAATGCTATAAACCCATCCCACTTAACAGTATTAGTCTGTGGATTGGCTATCACTTCTTTTATACCTGCTAGATATTTTTGTGCTTCAGGTAAACCACTGAATATAGCATCTTCGGGATGTGGTATACGTGCGCCACCGGCAGCATCTTCTGTCAACAAGGTATCAATAAAATCTAATTTCATTTGAAATACCCTTTGACTTGGTCAAGTCCTTGTTGTATCTTTTCTCTATCGCTATTGGCTCTTGCTATAGCATCTGGTGTTTGTGCCTTATCGCGTTTCTTGCCGGCGATATCAATTTGTGCTTTTTCGTTGTATCGTTGCCAAAACTTATTCAAGAAATCACCAGCTGATGTAAAGTTAGCCAAGTCGCCTTGGCCAAACATTCCGTTCGCTTCGCAACTACGTGCAAAACCTTTAATACCATTTACCAGTTTGATGATCTTGACATCATCGAGGTCATTGCCTGGGAATTGTTTTAGCATGGGGTCAACCTTGGGTTTTTTAATTCCAAGCTGTTGCGCTTCGTACGCAAATATGTCGTAGATAAAAGTGCTTGGCTCTGTTGATACTGTAACAACTTCTGCACCTTTTTGTTTGCTAAAGGGAACATGTTGACCATCAATCACTTTTAATTGTACACCAGCATGTTGTATGCTTAGGTCAAGTAGTTCGCCTAGTACACTAAACATATTACCATGCAATAATCCTTTTACTCCGCGCTCAGGAGTCACACGACTGGCACCCCATTTACGTAAACGCTCTGGGTGCCACATAAAATCTATTTGTACAAACTGGTCTGGACCAACCTGGAATATAGGATGGCCGGGTTTGCTTTCGCTTGTGTCCACATACGGTGCATGTCCAGCTTTAACAAACTCATCGGTTAACTTATTCCACTGTGCTGTAAACTGTGTGTAACCTTGTCCTTCGGTCTCAGGAGCGATCATTTGTAGATCGATGTCGCCGTATACTTTAGTTGGGTCTTCTTGCGTATCAATTTCGTGATGGGCACTAGATCCCGTGGGTTTGCCACGTTGTATTTCCACATCGTGTTTGGCATATACTTTATTAAAGTCAGCGACAAACTTGTCCACTACTTGTAAAGCCACTGCCACGATCTTAGGATGTAGTACGGTGTTCTGGGTCAGTGTGGTATCCCACCCACCTTCCAGTATGATATCTCTTATTTTCACAGATTATGTCCCATCTTACGGAACCAAGCGGCTGTACCCGGTGTTGGTGCGGCTTCGGGCAATGTAAGTAATCCCTTGGCTTGGTCTTGCTTAGCCTGTGCTAACTTACCTTCTTTGTCGGGATCGTTTTCTAGTGCGGCCAGCATAGTGCCAACGCTGTTCAACGAATCTTCTTTTGCTTTTGGACCAAGCAAGATCTTGGCGACTTCCTTGCGTGTACGGCCAACAACTTCGTTGGTGTCACGATTGATTAATTTTGCACCAAACGGATCAAACTTTAAATTTAGATGTTTAGCGATACTGGCCATTAGTACAAAGTTCTGTTGCCCTTTGAATCCAGCATCCTTATACATACCACGTGGACCATGTTGATGCCACGGAGCAACAATCTTAACTTCATGTATGACCATTAGGTCAACTTGAGCATATCCCGCTCGGCCATCTTTGGCTTTGTATTTTACACCAATACTGACATTACGTCCGTTAACATTGGCTTCTATACCCTTGGCAGCAAACCATGTTTGCATGGCTTTTTTAGCGGCCAACACAGGATCTTTGGGATTATCTTGCGTTTGGAATAACTCAACAACATCTTGTGCTTCTACCATCAAATCAATATCGCCACTGGGTACTTGCTTAAACCCCGCACTGCCAATATCTGCTTGTAAATTTTTCAGTAGTGCCTGTGGCATCTCACGTTTAGTACTAGCGATTACCGTAGGCACATCTTCCTGGTTTACCGGACTACTCGTTGGTATCGCATTGCCGCCTTCATATAAAAATTGATACATCTGTAGTCCATATTCCTTTATTTGATACGTGTAAGTTTAGTAACTTTCTTTTGCAACATTTTGCCAGGATTAAAAGATTCCGAGAAGTTAAGACTTTCGGCGGCGGCCTTTAGTTCCGGTGCCGCAGCCCGTTCAGTATATTTGTCTAGGGCAGCGACCACGCTGGCCGCTTCACGATCGCTTCCAATACTGGGTCTTAATGTATTAGCAAGTTCCGATGCCATCGTATATGGATCTGTTGCAGATTTTGTACCACCTTTATTATATAATTGATCAACGGTGGTTGCTGTGTTGCCACCACCTATACCAGCTTGTGCTGTTCCTGCAGCACCTGCTCCGGTGTCAGAGACTGCCGCGGGTGCTTGCTGTGGTGCTGCTTGTGGTTCATTGTATTGTTCTGCGGACTGGGCTTGTGATGCGGCCATAATAGCCTGAGATGCCGCCTTGCTTGTAAGTACTCCCGTACTGACTGCCGCTGGCGATGCCTGCAGTGCAGCCGCCGGTGCTGCCGTCGGTGCCGCCGCCGGTTTTTGATTTGGATTATTGG